GCAGGCGTGTATGGAGGGGGGCACGAGTCGTGGGTAGAAATCTCCGATGTTCTTTCGCCCGACTGCTTTTCGTGTGGGAACAATTCGATCTATTATCGGGTCCTGGAGAAAATGTTAGCTGACCCAGGCAGCAAAGCCGACGTCCCCTCCTTCTTGTCGACGGCAAGCATTTTAGGATTTCCTGACCTGATGAAAAATCAGGAGGAGCAGAAATATCTGCGAGCGCTGACTGTCACGGCCGTAGACCCAAGTAACCTTCGTAAGCAGGCTGCTCGACTAGTCAAACTTAAAAAGGCGTCTGAATTCGCCGAGGTACTAGGGAAAGCCGCCGATGAACTCCGGAAAGTCACTGGGGAAGAGACCCTTGGGGAAATCCTGGGGATGGGCGAGGAAGCTGTTTTTAATTTCGTCGGCACGTTGGGAAACCAGAACGATGCCCTGTCCCACATTGGGAAAGACCTAGACGAATATCTTGATTACCTCGCTAATAATCCATCAGACATGATGGGCGTTAGTTCGGGACTAGACACCTATGATCAGGCGATTGGAGGAGGATTTCAACGCGGTACGGTGAACGTCATCGGCGCTCGGCCAAAAGTGGGAAAGACCCAACTTGCCGACAATATCGCCCTCCATGTCGCAGGCAAATTGGGCATTCCAGTTCTAAACCTTGATACCGAAATGTCTGCCAAAGAGCATTGGCACCGCATGATCGCCAACCTATCCAATGTGACGGTTGATCGAATAAAGTCTGGAAAATTTGCGGGTGACCCCGAGGAGTCAAGGCGAGTCTACGAGGCTAAAGAGGCAATAAAAAAGATGCCTTACCACTACGCCTCGATAGCCGGCCAGCCATTCGAGGAAACAGTGGGAATCATGAGGCGATGGTTGTATCGACAGGTCGGATTTGATCAATCAGGGCAGTCTAATCCGTGCCTGGTTGTCTTCGACTACGTTAAATTGATGGATGATAGGTCAATTACTAAGAACGTGAGCGAATTTCAGGCCCTTGGCTTCCTTATGACAAACCTACATAACTTTGCGGTCAAGTACCAAATCCCAGTATTGGCATTTGTACAACTCAACCGAGACGGTATTAATGCCGAAGACACCAGTACGGCGTCTGGGTCCGACCGAATTATCTGGTTATGCTCCAATTTCTCCATTTACAAGTGGAAATCTCAAGAAGAAATGGCTGAAGAAGGCTCGGGTCCAGACGGCGTTCGCTATAACCTCAAGCTTATACCAGTTGTAACTAGGCACGGAAAGGGGGTGGATAGTGGAGACTACATCAATGTCCAGGGGCAGTACGAGTTCGGGCGAATCCGAGAAGGCCCGACCAGGAACGGGTTCCTCAGAACGCGCTCGGGAAGGCCCCCCGTCGACAGTGGAGGAGCAGATAAGGCCCCACAATTTTGAAAATCTCCGCTCCATGTCTTCCATCGCGACACAGCACCTAGAGCAAGTCCTTGCTGCTTTTGGTATTGATTATTTGAAATCTGACAACGCCCTCGTCATGCCCTGCCCTGTTCATGGTGGAGATAACACCACCGGCTGCCGAGCTTACACGAATGCTGCTTTCGGGTACTGGCAGTGCCACACGCGTAGTTGCCATAAGATCTTTCGTGATGATACCTTCGGTCTGGTGAGAGGAATTCTGTCTCGACAAACCAAGAACTGGAATGCTCAAGGAGACAGGGTAGCCAACCTTACTGAGACAGGCAATTTTATCCGCCGCATTCTTGGGATCAAAGGAGATGGTCCGGACATGGTCGTCGACGAATCTCGTCGAGAATTTGTTACGACAACACGCCGCTTGACTGTCGAGGAAGAGGTGGAAGGGAAATGGTCCCGCCAGGTTGTTCGTGGGAGAATGAGAGTCCCGTCCCAGTTTTTCATTAATAGAGGGTTTTCTGCGGAAGTCCTAGATCGTTTTGACGTTGGAGATACGCAGACAGGACCATTTGCGGGTCGAGCAGTCGTTCCTGTTTATGATCACACCGGTTTAATGGCCGTCGGATTCTCTGCCCGAGCAACCACAAACCAAACTCCAAAATGGTTGCACTCGCGATTTTCTAGGGCTAGGGTCCTTTATAATATGGCTGCGGCGTTTCGAGAAGCACGAAGGATTGGAACAATTATCCTCGTTGAGGGGCCTGCGGACGTCTGGAGGCTGTGGGAAGCTGGTTATCACAATGCGGCGGCGCTTCTCGGCGTTTCTTTGACGGATCCCCAGCAAGTGCTTCTTGAAGCGTCGGGCGCCGGGCGAGTAGTTGTCTTTCTCGACGACGATGAAGCGGGAAGATCGGCAGCAATGAAGATCGTGGGTCAGCTTTCTCGTTGTTTTCGAGTCGTTATAGCCCATGCTGGTCAAGGTAGGGATCCTGCTGATTTGACCACGCAGGAACTCAAGAAAATTTTGGAGGGGTTGAGATGATTTTGCTCGGTATCGCCGGTCGCAAAGGGTCGGGTAAAGATACATTGGCGTCGTCGCTCCTTCAGTGGTGGTTGAATCCAGAGAGCCTAATAAAAGACGGCGCTGTCTACCACATGGCAGACCCCATGAAAGATCTTTCGATTAATTTCTTTGGTCTGAACCACGCATCTGTTTATGGTACTCAGGAGCAAAAAGAATCTCCCATCCCCTATGCTTGGGGACAGATGCCTACTTACAGCATAATGGTCGAACCAAAACCTCCAAGTAACAGAAGAATGACTGGGCGCGAATTTCTACAGTATTTTGGCACGGAGATTTGTCGAACCATGGATCCCATGATCCATGTCCATGCCACGATGAAAAAGATTGCCTCAGATGAAGAGCGGTCAATTGCTATCGATTACTTGGCTGTCGTCGCAGATCTTAGGTTTCCAAATGAATGCGACGCTATTCGGAAACGCGGAGGTAAAATTGTTCTGTTGACAAGGAGTGGCGACCCAAAGATCGACGACCATTCTTCGGAAAACTCATTGAATGGCTATTCTTTCGACGCAGTCATCGACAATACTTTTATGACAAAGATGGAGCAGCTTGATGCTATCATCAAATATCTCAAGGAGTCATCGCAATTATCGTAACATTCCTGCGGTCCAGTTCCGTAGGGAGTTACGGCTGGTGCCCGCACAAATTCTTTATCACCAGCAATCTCGGTCTAAAAGAACCGTCGGGGAAAAAGGCCGAATCAGGTAATATTGTTCATAAAGCTCTGGAGTTGCTAGCTCGCAAAAAGCTTGCTCAACAGAATCGCGACAAGACCTTCTCGGACCCAGAAGTGGAAAGAGAGTTTTCTACCGCAACCTTTACCCCAGAAATGGCTGTCCAGGCTGGATGGGACCACTATACTCATCCCGAACGCACTATTCACCCATGGACCAAAGGCGACTTTCAAAAATGTTTTAATTGGACCTGGGATGTTCTTCTATTTAACGACGGCATGTTCTCCCCCGTCAAACGCGACGTGGTCATGCCGGAGCAGTATTTCGAGATCGAACTTGAGGAAGACTGGGCCAAGTACAACTACGATCTGCCCGATGGTCGCCGATATGAAGGGAGACTGGTCCTGCGCGGGACAATGGATCTCGTCACCCGCGTGAGACCTGGGCTTATCGAATACATCGACTGGAAGACCGGAAAACGTCGCTGCTGGATAAAGGACAAGACAAAAGAGTACGAGGACATGCAGGAAGACTTCCAGTTGCGTTTGTATCACTTCGCTCTTTGCCACTTGTATCCCGATGATGACATCTTAATGACAATCTATTTTATTCAGGATGGAGGACCGTACAGCCTGTGCTATCAGAGATCCGATCTGCCCGAGACTCTTTCCATGATCCGTTGCGAGTTTGAGAAGATTCGCTCGGATAATTTCCCTAATCGCATTCTTGACCGAGACCCCAATAACTGGAAATGCCGACGCCTATGCCCCTTTTATGACGACCAACATTCCGATTCGGGGCTGTCAACATGCGAGCACTATCGACAGGAACTGATTCAGCTTGATTTGGGTCGAGTTATCGCCAAATATGCTAAAGGTGAACCTTGGGCTGGCTATGGCTCAGGAGGCGGTAGGACGGAACGCCTTGATGGTAATACGGACGCCCCTATATTCTTAGGAGACCCACAGTGATTCAAACTGTTAAAATCGGAACAAAGATTGTGTTGAACAACGCCGAACAAAGGCTGGCAAAATATTTGGCACAGGCACGTTATGCAAAAAATAGGCAGGTCAATACCAAAGACATGAAGGTCGGTCCACAAGACTGCGAGACCACCGACCTAGAAGGAATTGCTGCTGAGATTGCTTTTTGTAAGATGTACAATGTTTATCCTGATCTTCAACTGGAAGACAGGCCAATGTACGATGCTGTACTTCACGATGGGACAACCGTCGACGTGAAAGCGACCAAATATCGTTCTGGTCGATTGTTGGCCGTGCCCGGAAAGTTAGATAAGTGCGAGAAATTGCAGTCGTATTCGCTTATCGTGGGCGAATTCCCCGGGCCTTATGAGTTTCGGGGGTTTTTGAGTCGGGAAGACCTCTTACGTCCGGAGCGTCTAACCGATTTGGGTCACGGCCCCACTTATGCCGCACCACAGGACGAACTTAAGG